TTTCACTTGCTGCTTTTCTTCTATCTGCACCTGCGTCAAGTACAATAAATTCATCAGTACCAACCATTGTTGCTGTCATATCTGTAAGTTCTGACATGTCTAAATGGAATGTAATGGTTTCATTTGAAGACTGATCTGTTGTAAAGTCTCCTCCGCCAGATAATCCAGTACCTGCTGCTAGTGCAATTATTGCATTATTTGGTGTTGATCCACTACTTCCATTTGAAGCTGCAGTTACTCGTCCCTGTGCATCTACTGTTATGTTTGCGTTTGTATAACTTGCTGCTGTTACTCCTGAATTTGGAAGTCTTATTCTTATATTTTCATTAGCAGCTTGGTTTGTTGTAAATGCTTCTGATGTTGTACTTGGAGTTGATTCACTTCCAATAAGTATTCCTGTTTCACCAGTAAGTGTGATTGTTGAATTATTAAGTCCTTCTGGTGCTGTAGAAGCCCCTGCTCCTACTGAGAATCCTGTTCCTGAGTCATCTGTTATTTCTACTACTCTTGCAAAGTCAGTTACATCATTACCTGTTATATTTGTATCTCCTCCTGAAGAAGTTACTTTTGCTCTAAAGTATTTTGTAGTACTTGCAGCTAAACTATAAGTAGAACTATAAGTAACAACTAAATCTCCATCTGCATTTAGTGCGTCTCCAGTAGAAAATAAATCTGGACTTGCGCTAAAGTTTCCTCCTAATTGTGTTAAATCGAGTACGATTATTCCATAGTCAGTAGAAGAAAGTGTGCCACTTCCATAAGTACTATTTGTACTATCTTTTGTAAATAAGTCCCCATTTCCGCTATTTCCAGCAGAAGCAATAGATGTATAATCTCCTGGTGTTGTAGATGCGGTAGTAGCATGTTCAAGTAAAACTGTTATACTATTTGGAATATCTGCATATGCAGCACTTCCAGTAGTGTCTGATCCATTTAAGCTTCTTATATCTACTTTTACTTCAAAACTAAGAGTAATTGCAGATGAACTTGTGTTTGAAATTTCTACACCTGCAGTATCGTTATCTCCTTGCTCAAAAGCAAATGTTGTAACTGTACTTCCTAAGTTTTCAGCAATTTGTGAAAAAGCTGCTTGTGTAAATCCAGTGTCAGAATCAAAATAAACAATACCACTTTTTCGTATAACAATTTTATCAGCAATTACTTGTCCTGTTGTTGATACAGAAAATTCTGCATTTGCACCTGTTTGTGTTCCTGCAGTTATTTTATATGAAGAACTAGAATCTAAAGTAATTGTTCCAGCATCTACTCCACTTGAAATTGTTGAAGTAATCTTTCCATTTGCTACTGACCAGTCTCCAATTGTAGCAGTTGTAGTTGTTAATGCACCTGCTGGTGTGACTCTAAAAGGTGCACTTCCAAATGTAGCATTTCCTAAGTATATTCCATTGCTATCTGCTTTAAATATAGAATTACTTGAACCAATAGAAATTGTACCACCACTCAATGCTCCTGTAAATGTTCCACTTGCTGAACTTAATGAACCACTAAATGTTCCAGTTGCTGCTGATAATGAGCCACTAAATGATCCTCCAGCGGCACTTAAATCTCCTGAAAATACTGCGTCACCAGCAGAAGAGATTCTAAAGTTTTCAGAAGATATACTACCATCACTTAAATTTATTTTTGTTCCTGCTGTAGAGAATCCTGATCCATCTCCTGTTCCAGAATGATTTGATGAAGTTATTGAACCAGTAGTAATTCTTCCACCGTCAATAACAGTTGTACCACTACTTCCAACATCGGCAGCTTCTAGTGGGTCTACTGATGAAGTACCATCAGTAAGTGTGCCACCACTAAAAGTAACAACTCCACTAAAACTTGTTTGCTGTACTACACTTGAGTAAGATACTGAAATTGTTGAAGAGCCTGCTGAAGCTTCTGTGCCGTAGTATCTTACAGTATAAAAAGTATTTGAAGAGGTAGCGTCTTGTGTATTTGGAGAATTTTTCCAAACATTTGTAGTACCACTATCATTAATTCCTGTGCCTGAAACTACACCTGTTGAAAATGTGTATGTATTTCCAGAAGGTGCGGAAGGTGCACCTGCTGTTGTTTTTTCATAGAAAAGATATCCTTGAATTGTTCTTAATCCATCTGCTCCAGGGTCTCCATCTGCAGGTAGTTTTGCAGCATGCACGGACACTGTCCAACTATCTGTAACTGCATAGTTTCCTGTTGAATTTGTTTGGGTAACTGTTGCTTGTGCTACATAAATATTGTTTGTTGATGTTGGGTCTGATGGACTTGTTGCCCATGAGTTACTTTGATATGTTCCTGCCAAAGCTGCACCTGTTGAAGCAGTAAATCCTTCTGTGTCTGCAGGCGCTGTTGGTGTGCTAGTTCCGCTATGATATAAGAAAATAGTTTTACTTCTATCTCCATCGTTTCCGTCTGCTCCGTCTTGTCCGTCTGCTCCCGCAGTTTCTGCAAAAGTTTCTATTGTATAAGTTCCACCTGTATTTGTTATTTCTGCTACAATAGTATCACTTAAAAAGTCTGGTTCATAACTCATCTTAAAGGCATCTGCTCCACTATAAGCATTTACTATACTTTGGTCTACATCTAATGAAGTATCGCTTGTAATATGAGTAACAGTTGCATAGAATCGTGTACTACCTGTACCAAGTGCTATTTTACTTCCTTCTGAAAAATCTGAAGTAAAAGTTGTACTACTACCTGTAATAGTAGTTTCAAATTGACCTACTGTAATTGTTCCTGTTATTTGTGTAAGACCTGAATTACTTGCTCCAACTTCTGCTAAGTACTCAAATCCTAAATCTTTGCCAGCAAATTGTGCTGTGTTGTCTGTTATTATTTCTACAGCTTTTAATGGATCAGAAGTATTGCTAATATCAAAAACTAAATATCCTGTTCCACCAGACGATACTCCTGAAAAAGCTTGTTGTGATTGAGCTGTAGTTGCTGATGTAATTGCTAGAGAATCTTTTGTAGCATTAAAGAAAGTATAATTACTTTCTGCAATAGTTACAAGTCCTGTGCTACTATTTATATTTATAGCACTATTAATTGAACCACCTTTAGTTAATTTTCCAATTCTTGATTCTGCATTTACATTATGTAAAGCTAAACTTGGTCGTAACTCTTTTGTTACAAATTTTGAATAGTTTCCTATTGTGTTTTGAGTTCTTACACTAATTTTAAAAGTTTTTGATGGATCGACATTTTTAAATAGACAAGATGAGTATTTTCCACTTACTACTTTAAATTCTCTGTTTACGTCATCAGAATCTATATTATGTAGTATTTCATAATTTTTTATAAAGTCATATTTACCAGTAATTGAAGTTCCATCTTCATCTGTTCGGGTACTCTCTGGGTGTTCCCAAGATACAAGTAAGTTCATTCCTGATGTGTCAAAAAATTTATCTTCCCCATCATCTATAGAAGAAGCGCTCACTGATAGTGCTAAATTTTTTGGTTCTGGTACTGCTGTTGTATAGTCTGGTGGTCGATTTACATCAGGTACATCATATACAGTATATCCTCTGTCAACTTGTTGAAATTTTTCTCTTGCGTATTCACTTGCTGTAAATGTATATATTTGATCGCTACTATCTTCTGAAACATCAGTAATCATGTATTCTTTTAATGATCCTGCTTGTTTTTCTTCATCTTCGTATTCAACAATACCCCATACAGTATTTTGACTTGGAGCAGAACTAAAAGCGGAAGATACATTTAGAGTTGTTGCATTAGAACTTGTAGTAGTAATTTGTTGTCTTTCTGTATGAGAATCTCCTGACCAAACTAATTCTATTTTATCACCGCTATCATCAACTGCATTTGAAGCTGCTGTTGCAGAGTTTATAGATACGCTATCTCCATCAGTGCTAATTATATCCCCTCGAACATAAACAGTGCTGCTAATTGTTGCTCTATCTTGTGCTAAATATGCTACACCTGTTGGATATATTAAAGAAAGATAAAAAGTATTTCCAGAACTTACATCAACTGCACTATCAAGTTCTATAGCAGTGGTTGTTGATCCTGTTGAACATCTACCACTAAATCTTATATTGTCTCTATCTGCGTCTTGAACTTCAATAACATCACCCACTTTTAAGTGAGAAGCATTTAATCCAGAAGCAAAAGTAACAACTTCTTTTTCTAAAAGCTCTGAATACAGATACCATTTACCAAATCTATGTGCTTGAGATCGAGATGTACACCCATAAGCTAAAACTTCTTTTGTTCTTATTTCTTGTGTTTCAAGAATATTATTTGTGTCTTCGACTATTTCTACATTTGTAGTATATAACTGTTTAGGATCAACCCATGTAACAACAATTGAGTTATGACGATTTCTACTTTTTGTGCTTTGATAAGTGAATTCACCGTTTATTATATTTGATTTAGAAAAAGTATAAACTGATTCTTTTTCTCTATTTGCACTTGGTAGAATACTTCCATTTATCCAATGAAGCATGCCTCTAAATACTCCAGAAATATCCTGAATCATTTTGTATGCTTCTTTTCTTTCAACTATCCAAGTATTTAAAGTAAATCTAGGTTCTGTTCCTCCTGCACCATCAGGAACTTCTTCATCACAAAATCTCGCTAAACGAAAGAACTCATACTTATCTATATCGCTTTCTGATACATATTCTCCTAGTCCATATCGTTCATTTGTTAATAAATCATATAAAATCCAGACAGGATTATCTGTCCAAACTAAATCACGATTTGGACTTGTTCCATTAAAAGTAGAAACATCTCCTCTAAAATTACCGTCCCAGTTTTGATACTCACTTGCGGCGGCTCCTGTGCTTACATTTCTATTATAAGTAGCTAATGTGCCATTTCCTCTTTCATGTCGAGCAAAGTAGTTTGTTGGAACTTTTACACGAAGTCCTCGCATATGATACTTTCTTTCTGGTATATTACTAAAGTTAGAAGCGTCGAATGTAATTCCTGCATATGAAGCATATGGATAAGAAAGTTTATCCATAATAACTGCTTCAGCAGTTTTTAAAGTTGATGGGTTATAGTGTCTTCTACCTCTTGCTTTTGCGTTTGGTGGATTTACTCTTTGTACTATAACTTTAAAATCAGATAAAGGTTGGTAAGGTGTTAAGTCTATTTCAAACTGTTCAATAAATGGAGTCTTACTTTGTGCTTGTACGTGACCAGAACTATAACCTTGTCCAGAACCATTATCTAAGTTATGAGTTGCATATCCAGTTGTTCTATTAGATAACTCAGTTCCTGTAGGCCCATATACTAATACTTCTTTCATTGACCCAGTAAAACCTACTGGTCTATATTGTAATAAAATTCTAAATTCTACAAAAGAACGACCTTCTGTACCGTTACTTTCTCTTATATGATACATTTGTGGAAATTGAAAAGTAAGTTTTATAAGATCAACTTCACCTATTTGATTTCCGACTTTTAAATTTGTAGGAGTTACTGTAACTGCGTCTAAAGCAGCTGTTGCATCATCTGTAGTGCTTTCATATCCACCAGAAACTTCATTATCTACACTTACTCCTAAAGTAGATAAATCTGTTTGTTGAATATCTTGTCCTGGTGAATAAATAAGACCTGCTGAACCTATATCAGCTCTTGTTGAAATAATTCCTTGTCCTCTTGTTCCTTTTCTAAAATTATATTTAGCATTTTTTGCAACATATGTTCCTTCTGCTGAAGCAAAGTCTACAACGGGAGTTGATAAAGTACAGTTTACTGCTGTTACATCTCTATCTGTTGTACCATAATCACTTATAGTAGCTAAAACTATAGTATTGTTTCCTGAGTTTATAGAGCTTACTGTACCAACTAAGTCAACAGTCATTTCAGTAATTGTAGTTGTAGGATCAATTGCTTTATCAAGTATAATACTATCCCCACCGCTTCCATTAGCTTGGTGTCCTACAATTTTTCTAGTTATAGTAGTACTATCATTACCTGCACCAACAAAATTAATTAAAGAAAAAGGTAAGTTTGCAACTGAAGCATCATTACTTGCAAAAAATGAAGTACTAGTAGTAATTACATTACCATTAGTGCCAATAGTAATAGTGCCGTCACTTGATGTATATCTTTTCTTTGCACCTTTTACTCGAATGTACTGAGTTCTAGAAGTGTCTACTTTTTGTACTAAAACAGCATTATTATCTGTTATTGTATTTGTACTAGCAACATAATCTACGTCAGAACTAATTGTAGGAAGTGTATTTATATTTCCTGTACCCGACTCTATTGGTGCTCCATCTAAATAAATACCTTTATCAATAAGTCCTGCAACAGGACCTTCTGATAAAAGATCATATACTACTACACTCTCATTTCTATTTGGAGAGTTAATTCTATTTTTACCTGTTAAATTAATTTTTGCCATTTTTACGGTTCCGAATAAGTTATATGAGGATTGTTATCATCTTCCTCTTCTTCATTTTGTACATTTTCTCCACTGCTATCAGAATAATTGACAGCTGCTGTTTTTATATCCATAAATCCTACGTTTATTGGTACTCCTGGAATTATCATTTCTCCATAACACAAAGGAATTGGTGCACCTTGTCGAATATTATTTACATTTTCATTTCCAAATAATTTACTTTCTGGTGAATCAAATGTATCTACATACATCAAATCTGCCATTCCACTTGTTGCTAATAATCCTGCTGTCATAAAAAGTGCTGAAGTTACTAATGGTTTTGTATTCATTGCTATCAAAAGCATATCGCCAAAGTTAGTAGTTAAACTTGCACTTGCGCCTCCAGTAATAACAGCAAGATATATTGTTAATGCTGCTGTCAATAATTTTATAAAGCCTCTTGTTCTTCTTCCTTTTGCTGAACCTACAGCAACTGGAGTTATAATTACAGTATCTTTTAAAACTTGTAATCCTGCTTCATTAAACTCTTCTTCACTTTGAAAAAGTAATTCTTCTCCATGAATAACTTCAAGACCTATATCATTATTATACATTTCTTCAATAGTTTTAGTAAATCCTTCAGTTTGACAATCAATAAGTTTTACAATATCTTGATAAGAATGACCTGCAGACTGCCAGTCTGTGCCAAACTTTTCTCCGAGTTCTCCCATTAATTTAACTTGGATCATATATTGTTACTCCTTTTTCTGGATATGATACTATCATATATGGAATACCTAATGCCTTACAAGCCTTTTTATCATGCTCACTTGGTTTAGAATCTTCCTCGTAGTGACTATGGACTACATATTTTATTTTTGAATTTAGTTGATATCGAATGAGAAGTTTTGGGTCAATTTTAAAACCATTTTTCTTATCATCTTCTAAATTTTTACATTTTATAAATTTTTCAATACCGTTTTGTTCTATTATTAAACCGCACATTTCATTGGGTGCTTCTTGTTCTGCTGCTTTATAAAGTTCTTCTATCATGAGTATCTCTGCGATCCTGGAAACCCTCCAAAAGGTAAAACTTTATCTCGTGTCGGATTATGCTTCTGTAAACTAGAACTTGATCCTGCAGTAATTGGATTAAAATTAAATCTCTTATTACATGAAGTTAGTCTTTTACCACAAGAATCTCCTCTTTGCCATTGTACATTATATCCTGGTGTTACATTTGTATTTGTTCTTTTTACTTTCCAAACTGTTGAAGCAGACTTAACATAATCATTATACTTATCATCTGTAAAAGCATAGTAAGTAGTACTTGTATTATGTGTTGCACTATATACTCTTATTCTTTCGTAGTTTGTGTTTGCATCAGTTGGAGTTCCTAAACTATTACTTGCTCCTGTGCCTGACGCTTTTGCTTGCCAGTAATTTGTTACTGATACTCCAGTTGTTATGCTACCATCTTCATTAATTCTATCAGCAGTTCCACTTGTACTAATAAAATCATTCTCACTTATAGATAAACTTGTAGTGTGTGCTGTAAAACTTGTTGTACTTGGTACTAAATATTCATCATCTTGATTTACATATATAGTATAACTTGTATAACCAGAACTTGAATACTGTGATAGAGTACCGTTACGATGCCATGAACAACCACCTTTCTTATTTGCTTCAGTATAATCTGGACTTGCACCTTGATACACCCAAGGACAAGCATTTCCAACAACTTGTCTTTTTGGTAAAGTTATTCCATCTAAATCAAATGGTGAAACTAACTCATATTTTATTCCAACTTTATTAAACTCTCTTATTCTTTCAAAAATCCAAACTTGTCTTGAAAACTCAATTGGAGCTGATGTATCTCCTGGATATGAAGCTCCTCCTTTAATATATTTTGCTAAAGTAGTTCTTCGTATCATTTTCTTTCCAAGTATTGAGTCGAAATCATTTCCTAATCTTAATTTAAAACTTGTACTTGTTGTTGCTGTTGATATATCTGTTGCAAGAGAAATTGTTATTTCTGGTCTTGCAATTGGCCCACTTTGTTTTGTTTCTAATCCTGAAATTTCTATTGGTAATGGATTATATGTTCTTACTGTTCCACTTGCATAATCAGAATAATCTTGTAGTTGTATGCCTGTACCGTCTGCTTTATTGTAGGGACTAAAATAAGCAAATGTTCCATTTGAATATTCAAATTCATATAAGTGAACAAGTGCACCGGGTTCTAAACTTTGTATATCTGTTATTATACTCATGCTTCATAAACTCTTCTAAATGTTGCTGTTGCTGAATAAAAATTGTCATATGCCCAAGTTTGATTCCAACTTGAACAAACTACTTTTACAGTTAATTCATTACCGCTTTCATTTGTATCATCAACAGTATAATCAAAAGATGTTGCTCCTGCTTTACTTTCAAAAAATCCAATTATATCATCTATTTCTGCTTTTGGTCGAGTAGCAAAACTTAAACTAAACTCTTGTTCTAAAGAGTTTATACCATCTTGTACTCGTTGTTCATATCCATCGCCAAATTTTGCGATGTGTACTCGTGGAGTATTTGTAGTACTTAATCCTTTATCTGGCACTACCTGTCTATTTCCAAAACTTGCTCCTGTGCTAAATCCTACTGCCATTATCGTGCTAATAACCCTCCTGGTCGTTTTTGTATTTCAATTTCTCTTATTACTACGTTTGAAATTTGTTTACCAAATGCTTTTGTTTCTTCTGCATCTGAATCTGTTGAAACAGTTCCATCTGTGCTTATGTTTACTGTAACATTGTTTACTCCGCTACCTGCGCCTTTTAGCTCAACTGGAATACTTCTACTGTTTCCAAGTGGTACGACTGCTTCTGTTCCGTGAAGTGTTGCTTGATATCCTGAGTCTGGGCCTGTTGCAATACCACCGCTCATATAAGAACGATATCCTGGAGAAGACATAACTCCTCCTGATCTACCCATAGGCCCAGGAGTTGGAAGAGCTGCCATTGCAGTACCAGAACCTGGAAAGAGTGCGTTCATGATAAACATTCTTATTGCCATTTTTGTAAGATCAGCAATTACAGATTTTGCAAGTTCACTAAAAGCTTCTTTCATAGTTTTTGTTCCATCTACTACTGAGACAATTGCATTTGCAACTCCATCGGACATAGCAGTTCCTATTCTATCCATTCCTGCTGCTATAAAATCTAAATTCATTTTTGCTTGTTGAAAGATTGTTTCTTGATCTATTAGAGCTTGTTTTGCTGCTTCTCTTTCTTGATCTGTATACACCTTTTTCTCACCAAACATATTCATCATTTGACTTGCTATAAGATCAGGATCATTTGCTGCTTTTGCAATTGCAGCTCCTTGCTTTGTAAAACCAAGACCTCCTAATCCAAATCTTGTACCTAGTTCTCCTCTTCCTCGTACTAATTGTTCGTCTTGTCCTTCTTTTCTAATTCGTGCTCGATCTTTTAAAATTTGATTTATATTTTCTTCTTTGTCAATTTGAAAACCAAGCATTTTTAAACTTTCCTCTAAGAAAGTTTTTTGTTCATCACTTAATTTTAATTTTTCTTCGTTTGCTGCTATTAATATGTCATCAAATATAGTTTGTTGATTTTTTAATTTTAAAATTTGTTGTTCTCTCTTTTGATAGTCTAGTACTTTTTCTGCTACTGCAGTTCTTAAAGACGCATTTTTTTCTAATCCTGCTCTTTCTGCGTCAATTCTTGCAATTTCTGTATCAAAACTTTTATCTAAAGATTTTTCTATAATTTCTTGTACTCCTAGTGCAGTCTGTCGAGTGGTATTCAGTTTTGCATATTCGTCTCGCAAATCTTGAAGTTCGTCTTTTGTTAATTGTAAAAGCGCAACATCAGGCATACCAAATATATTCTCAACTCTTCCGGTTTCCATTGCTTGAGTAAAGTAATCATCATCAACAACTTTTCCTAGTTCTGTTTCTAATGTTTTCTTTAGAGTCTGTAAAGCTTTTTCATTTTGTTCTAAAAAGAGTTTATTTGTATTTAAAGCAGTTGAAACTGGGTCTTTTTTAGCATAAGTAGCTAAAAATCCTGTGAGTTGCTGTTGATATTGTTTTTCTGTTTCAGTATATGCTTTTAATTTTCCATTTAAATTTACATACTCCTCTCCTAATCGCATTAAATTTTGAATCTGCTGTTTAGTAGGTTTTTCATGTCTATCATAAGCAGCTGCAATTTCAAGTAAAGAATCTCTATATTCAGGGTGAGCAAATTTTGCTTGTTCTTTTAGGTTTTTACTAAAGTCTATTAATGAGTTCATACTATCAATTGCAACATTAATTTCTTCAGCACTCAGTATAAAGCCTTCATATTCTCCAACTCCAAATTTTGCATCACCAATAGTACGTTGAATTAGATTACCTAAAGTTTTAGGAATTTTTTCTCCTTTCTCTATCAAATCCATGTACTCACCGTTAGCAGCATCTAGTAGCGTCAGTGTTTTTTTATAATCTTCTATATCTCCAAGAATAGTATTTCCTCTTCCAATTTGACCTAGCAGATCTTGAGAAGAAATAGAATTTGCAAATTGTGTAAAATATTCAGTTGAAGATATAAGACCTTCGTCTCTTATTTGATTCATCTGTTTTAAAGAATCTGTTGCATCATCAACTCCTTTTTTAAATTTTTCAGTGTTGTCAATTGCATCTTGTATAGCTTCACTTAAAGGATCAAAATACCTATACGCACTTTTTAATAAATCAAGTGCAATTAATCCAAATCCAATATAACTTACATATTTAAAAATTCCTAACATTGCTGAGGAAAATCGTTGACTATTTTGTGTTCTTCTTTGTAAACTTTGTTGTTCTTTTAATTCGTTTTGTTGTCTTGCTAATTCTTCTTTTGCAAAACGAGTTTCGGTATCAATTGACATTTTACCTTCTGCTGCTTTTTTATAAATAACTAATTCATCAAGATCAGCTTTATATTTTGCTTTTATATTATCTGGCAATGTACCAACAAATCCTTTTCCTTTTTGAGCAGCTGATCTATACGCTGTTAAAGATGCTAAATTTTTATCTTGAAATTGAGAACCATATCTTGCTGCAAATTTTGACTGTAAACTTGTAGCTTTTCCTTTTATTTGGTCTTCTGGCATGCCTTGTAAAGCGGCAGCAGCTTTTAATACAGACATGTCTCGATTTAACTCTGCTATTCTACCTTTTATTTTACCACTTGCTTCAATTGCTGACGCTTCGATTGCTCCAAAGTTTGGTAAAAAACTTCGAAGAACACTACCTGCAAATAGTCCAAAAGCTGCAATTAGTGCAGTAATATTATTTGTAAATAGTGGTAAAACAGTTTGTGCTAAGTTTCCTACTAGAACTTTTATATCATCTAACACATCATTGAAAGCTTGTCCAAATTGATTTACGGCAAAAGCTGTTGGATCCATAATTTTCATTATACCACCAAACTTTTTCTCTGCTTGCTCTAAAACTTCATTTGTAACAGCTTGAGTTCTTTGGAATGGTGTTAAGGTTTCTTTTGATACTCCCAGTGCGTCTGCATATTTACGAAGTGCAGGGTCAAGTCTTAGTATAATACCAAGTTCGTCAAGTAATTCTGGTTCAGCTTTTGTAACACCTCGAACAAGACGATTAAAAGAGTCTGTAACATCTCTACCTAAAATAAGAGAAGCATTTGCTGCTGCTGTTCCTAATTCAGTTAATTGTGAAGCATTTAATCCAGAAGCAATACCAATTGCTGCAGCTTGAGAAGCTTCTGAGTAACTAATTTGAGCAAAAGTTGCCTCACGAATACTTCCTGCTAAACTTTTGTACATAACTCCAGTAGCTGCTCCATATGCGAGCTGACCTTCCATTAAATTTTTAAAGTTGCCTGATTCAGTTAAAAATCTATAAGCTGCGGATACTGCAAAAACCTGTGCGGCTAAAGTTGCATAAATAGGAACAAGCCCGCCTTCAATTGTTTGAGCTTGTTTTGCAAATGCTTTTGATGAATTTGAAGTTTGATTCGATAAAGATTTAAGTCGTCTATCTGATTCTTGAACATTCTTTGCTACCGAACCAACGTCTTTACCGGCTTGTTTTGCATTTTTACCAAGTTGTTTTAAAGAACCTTTATCGGTTACTTTAATCTCAACTGAACCGCCTTTTACATTTTTTGCCATTACTTTCTTTTAATATTAGACGAGGATATTCCACCTGTGTTCGCCTTACTTTGACGCATTTTTGCATCTTGCTTTCTTTTTTGTTCTGTATTTATTTGAGTAGAATGTTCGTTTTCTATATGCTTTAAAAACAGTACTACTTCTTTTTTATTTTCTATTTCATATATTTCTAACAAGGGAAGTAAAGCTGCCCAGTCTTTTCCCATATATGTTCCACTCATTCCTTCAAATCTATCTGGCATGAGTGAGTAAATAAAAAATGCCATTTGTACCTCGTGTGGAAAGTCTTCCATTTCGGGAGGCATTTTTTCTGGGTCTGGCTCCTCTCCTAATTGTTCACAGATCATTAAATATTTATCAATATCTATTGAATCTTTATATTTTCTTTTAATAAGAGCAAGTATTTGTTTTACTTGCTCTTCGTAAAATTTTCAAGTTCTCCAACTGTTTCAGTAACCCATTGATCAAAGTCTACTGAATTTTGCATAAGAACTTCTACGTTTTCTTGACTAAAAGGTAGTTCGCCTGCTCTGCTTGATACATCATCTGCTGTAAGTAGTAATTGAGCAACGTACTCATATTTAAAACCACTCCACCCTTTTATAACGGAAGCTGTGTACTCCGATAAAAACTTCTCGTCATCAAGTTGTTCTTCAAACCCTCTGGTTTTCTTGTTAAATTTTTGAGAAACACATTTTGCTCTCAACTTAATTAATTCTTCTCTGGAAAGATAGCAAAGATTAACTTTGAATCCGTCCATTCCTGGATAGTCAAATTCTACTGTTTTACTTGGTGTTAGTAGTGATTTGAGACTAACCGGTTGTGTTTTTACTTCTTCTGTCATTATTTCTCCTATAAAGTGGAGGGCCGAAGCCCTCCAGTTAATTTATTTATGATAAGTCATTACCTGTGTATGTAACTTTTGCTTCATAATTACCTGCTGTATCATCGCCTGGATCAATACTTGCTGGTAATGCATGGAAGTTTACATCTAATGAAATAATATCATCAATAGAATGTGTTGGTACTTCTAAATGACAGTTTGGCATATTAACAACAACTTTTGGTGAATTTGCTCCACCAATGTTAAATGTTAAATCAAAGTCATTTGTAATAGTTGTTGTACTTTCTATTATATCTTCAAATAACTCTGCTGATTTATCTGTATCATTGTTCAAGTAGCAAGTAAAGTTACCGCTAATTGATCTTGTACCTGTTACATTACCTAGTGGTTGGTTAACTACACCAAGAGTTTCTGGTGTAAGGAAAGTAATATTATTTTCCATAGTTATATTACCACCTGTTAAAACTAAGTCATAACTTGAATTAAAATTACCACTACCACCTGTTGTAGCTGTTAGTGATGTTAATCTATTTCTAATGAAATTACTTGTAGTTGAAGTTCCTTCGGTAATTAAAGCTGTTGGAGTTGGAGCATCAGCACCACTTTCTGTGATGATTTTACCCATACCACTCCAGTTAATTGTTGCAATTCCATCAATATCAAAATCGATACTTGCTGAATTTACAACACAACCTTCTATCTTATAAGTAAGATTTGTAGAACTATTTGCACCACCCATCTCAAAGTAAAGATCGAATGTACCTAAAGCTGCTACTTCTGAAGCTGTCCAATTGACCTCCATACTAGAGTCGTTATTTACTACAGGAACTGTAGCTGTTGCATCTCCATCTAGATCAGGACCTGCCCATACTGAAGCTGTTGAACCTGCACCAAGTGTAAAGCTTGTTGCTCCTACAAAGTATGCCCATAATGCTTCTTCAACTGCGTGCTGAGGATTTCCAGTGATAGAAGCACTTGGCTCCCATACATCTCCAACTGCAGGTACAGCACCAAATGGTCTCATATAAGTTGAGAAACTCCATTCTGCTGGCGCATAAGAATCAGTAAACATTTGTCTACTTCTTCTACTTCTACCGTTGGCATCAGTCATTTCATTAAGTGTTATTTCACTTGTATTTGTGGCTTGAGAAAAACTAAATCCATCTAACACTGGAAGCTCCCACATAACTGCAGTTGAGCCAGAAGGTGTCATAAAGACTTTCGTATCTCGACTAAAATAAAATTGGTCTGCCATTATTTTTCTCCTTAGTACCTTATCTCTGCGACAATCTCACCGATGCCGAGAGGTTCTAGTACTCCTTCGTCTGTATCTATGCTCAAAATAGTTGTCTGAGCAGTAGATTGCTTAACATTATTGGAGTCAAAGTACTCTAACGGATCATTATCCTCAAGTACTGTCTCCACGTCTTCGAGTAATTCTTCTAAACGATAAATTACGTCATCTTCGCTATGCACATAACATCTTATTGTTACTTGCAAGAAGCGAAATCTAAAATTTCCACTTGCATATTCACGAGTTTCATTTCCTGCTCCTACGTGAATAGTTGGAAAATCAGATACTTCGTCCCAAAATTTGAGTCGTCTTGCTACTTCTGCGACTGCAACTCGAAACGGAGTTTGTCCATTTATTCCTTCTAATTTTTCAGCAAGAGCCTCTACAACTGCTCTTCTTCGTGTTGAGTATGTTCTTGCTTGTGCCATTAGTATCTTCTAAAATTTAAAAATCTTGATTGTTTTCTTTCAATCATTATATCTCTTATACTTTCTTGTATTAACTTACGCGGGTCTCTAAATACACTTCCTTGTTCAAATCCTGGTTCAAATGTTTGATAAGGATATTTTTCATAAGTATAATTTACATTTATTCCACCTGCTACTTTTTTATGTTGAGTTATACTTGTAACTCTAACTCCAGTATTGAATGGACCTGCAAAAGGCCTTGATGGATTTCCTAGCCCTCTATATTGTAATGCAGGCGGTTCCATATTTCTTTTTAACATTCTTGGTAATGCTCTATTTACAAGTCGCATTAAGTTTCCAAGTGCTACATCACTTGCTGTTGTTTGAGGATCATATTTTCCTGTTGTCTTTCTTATAGTGTCTTTTTTAGGAGTTTTTGCTTTACTTAAAATAATTGCTTGTGCTAATTTTTTATAAGACTCCTTAAATTCATCACTAGTTTGTGTTTTAGTACCTTTTTTATTTAATAAAGCTTTATTAGCTTTAAATCGCATATCAGGAGTTCCTGCTTTAGTAAGAGGTCCAAAAATTCCTTTTACTATAGCTTGTGCACCCCTTTCAGTATTTAACTCTTTCATAGATTTTGAAGTTTTAGCATCTGGATCTCTTAATTCGTCCATAAGTTCTTTTTCTATTTCGTTAAATAATTCAGTTAATGCTGGAATATCTCCTTGTTTCATTAACTTTTGTAAATGTGCAGCTCCTATTGTAATTCCAACTTCAAGATTTTTTTCATTTTTTACAATATCAGAAATAGTTGTTCCATTTATAGTAAAATATAAATCTAATTTTTCTAAAACTTTATTGAATCCGAGTTCAAAACTTGTTTGATTTAATTTTTGTCCTGCTACTTTCTCTACTGTTCTTTTAAAATTTGCACTTTGTAAAACTTTTACCATATCAACTGTACGAGCAGTAGTTCCTTCAACATGGTAAGGCCCTTCTAGTGGAATAGCACCTGAATCTGCATCTACATGAGGTAAATCTCCTCCATGTAACTTTCTAGCTTTACGAGTCATCATTGTCATAGAACTTTTTCCTACACTTCTACCTGAAGGAAGAGTTACTGATCTCCCTCTACCTCTAGGAGTATTTACAAGATTATAAATCTGAATTAATCCTTCTCTAGAAGCTTCTACTAATAAATCCTGATTAGGCCCTATTTTTGTTACTTTATCAAAAACTGTAGGTAGTGGCTGTCCTCTTTGATCTGGAGTCATTTGGCTCATAACTCTTGATGATTTTAGAGGAAAGTTTAATTTTATATAATCTCTTGTAGTTTTTGAGTCAAAATATACAACTTTGCCTTTCTTTTTATGTCTACTAAAAATAAATCCATGGTTTTTATAGGCTTTTGCAATATTTCCTTTTGAAAAATATTTGTAAAACATTTGTTCTATTATATTACGATTACGAGCAAGCTCTGTTTTTACTCCATGAAATTCATCAGCATACTTACCTTCTGTAATTGTATCAGCCATAATATTAAATAGTAATGTTACAATATGTTCTTTAGTATAAGCTACATAATGACCATTTTCATCATTCTGCATACGATAAAGATCACGAATTTTATCTTTCTTATATTGTATATTTCGTCCTTTTAATATTTTTAAAATATTTTGTACTGCCATTAGATGATTACTCGATATAAGTCAAGTACTCGTTTGATATGGTCAGGAAAATCAGTACTTGTTCTTAAGCCTGCAGAACCTTGGTTTTGTATAGTTGCTCCACCAAGTGTCATTCTCTGCTTGTGTTCATCTTTCAGATAGTATTTTACTAAATCGAAAAGCGCTAACTTAAGATCGGAAGGAGTTGCAGAATATCCTGCATTATATACAACTTCAATTGCTCCAAATCCTTTTTTAAAAGGTTTTCGATTACCATCTGAGTCTATTCTAAAAATAGAATCACTATTAGTATCAATATAATAATCAGTATTATTTGTAAGTGTAACGTATGCCGCACTCGGATTATCACGTTCTTTAACTGATGTTACCGAATTTAGTGGTGTTTCACTCATAACTACTACTGAAGTATAATTATCAATAATATTAAATGTTTCTGTTTTTGTAGATGAATAAAAATCTATAAAACTTGTCCCACAATACTTTTTAGCAAGTTCAGAAACTTGTGGCACTAAAATAGCAAGACGATCGTCATTGTTATCGCCTCTCATGCCTTCTGCGTCTTTATATTCTTGTACTGTTATTAAATCTGCCATAATTGAAAAAAGTGAGGGGATAGGCTCCCCTCTAGCCTTTAAGCATTAAGTTGCTTTATATTGTAGTCCCCATACGGACGTAGCGTTTGCTATGATATCATCAAATCCAAGTCTTTGTGAAGCCACAAGTACTCTTCTTTGGTTCTGTACATCATAGTCAGATTCTATTGTAACACCTCTTAATCTTGGCATTACATAGTTTCTTGTATTAACTGCTAGTGCATAGAACTTCGAAACTGCTGGTGTTGCGAATTCGTCGACAAGTAATACTCTTGATCCGTATACTTGACCGATTTCACCGTTAAGTTTTGTTGCCATATCGCCAACTAAGTTAACGTCTGCGAACTCACCATCTTCTAGTAGATTGAAGTACTCTTGCTGGTTAACTAGATAGATAACGTCTGATGGATTAACACCATATTTACCCATATTATTTCTAGCTGCTAATAAGTTTGCTGCTGTTAGAGATTCTGATGCAAATGCTGTTGCTGACTGAGTTTTGTACTCAGTTGCTGGTGATCCACCGTCTCCTGCTACTGCTTTAGCAACAAGACCGTTGAATGTAGCACCACTTGTACCATAAACACCGTCACCGTGGTTACCCACTAGAATAGCGTTTTCAATACCTCTTGCATGTGATCTCACCATGGACTCTCTTAGTAGAGGAAGTATTGGAATAATTGCATCTTCTTCTGTTTCGTTTCCTAGGAAAGAAGTTGAAATCAACTTTTTGGTTGAAAGTGTTTTCTCTGTTAGATCAACACCACCATATGGTGAACCATAAGCATCACCTCTTTCTTCTAAGTTACCATGTGGTGATGAACCACTTGCTGCTTGGTTAGAAGTAAATTCTGCATAACCAGCATCTGGTAAAATAGGTAGGATCATATTAGCTGATGTCATTTCGATTTCTCTAAATAACGGTGCTAATACTAGTTCATTTTGAATATCTCTTTCTACATTTGCAGATACGATTTGCTCAAAGTCTGCTGAAGATACTTGAACACCTGAATGTTCGTTCACTTTTTGCATAATTGATTTTGTCATTTCTGTTTCATATCCTTTACCTGTTGCCAGACCTAAGAATTTTGTATCAAGGATTTCATTTTCAAAAGCTTTTTTCCAATCACCATTAGAACCTCTATCTGAGAAAACTCTCTTAGATTCTCTGATGTGTTGAATTTCTTCTGATTTTTCTTTTAACTCAGTTCTAAGTTCATTAACGATATTCTCAAGATTATCATTCTTTTCGCTAAATCTCTTTTCAACGTCAGTCATTAGCTGTTCTGCACCAGTCATAACTGATACTACAACTTCTTTCTGCTTTTCCTGTTCTGCTTCGATTTGTGCTTTTTGCTCAGCTTCTACTAGAGCAGCCTTTTCAGCAGCTTCCTTAGCTGCTTTCTCTTCAGCTGCTTTTGTTTCAGCTTGTTGCATTGCTAGTTTGGTAGCTGCTTTTTCAGCTACTTCTTTAGCAAAAGCATCAAGGTCAAAGCCCTCAGGAGCTTTCTTTTCTTCGCTCATGCGATTCTCCTTATTGTCGGCTTGCGCCACTTTAGACTGCCCAACGTCTTCAGTTATAACTGAATCTGCTGAGTTAGTCTTTATAAAAGATTCCTTAAACTCATTGTATGCGTCCATACTATCAAAACTTTTTGCTAATGAAAAAGTTGCTCCTTGGTTACAAGGAACTGATACTACAGAAACTTCAAAAAGTTCAGCATCTTTGATTCTTAATCCACCAGTGTCAGGAATGTGATCTGCATCTTTTACACGAAAACCTACAGAAAATGCTCCTAGAACACCGTCTTTAATTAAATCTGTGATTTCACCAGCTGCTTTTGATATTTTCGCTGTGAATTCAAGTCCATTTTCAACTGTCTTAACACCTGTTGCTCGACCAATTGGTTTGTCATAGTTATGGTTGTAAAGAACAATAGGATTAGTTAAATAGTTATCTACTCCTCCTTTTGTCCATGCTTCCACTTCAATTACATCACCTGCTCTGTCTTGAGCATTTGTGCTAGCCAGTCCTTTTATTTCTACACTTCCATCTGCTTGTTCGCCAAGTGACTTAAATGTATTAGTCCAATGAAAAATTTTATTACTCATCGTTTTTGTCCTCTACTTTTTTAACAGATTTTACTGGTTTTGGTTTTTCAACAACTTTACCAATATCTGGATAATATCTTTTTACAAATAATTCCATTCTGCTCCATGAGTTGAAAACTCTTTTTATAATGAGTGCTCTCATTGGCTTATCTTCTTCACTATTATATTCAGGTATACTTAATATTTTACCTTTTTTGGTAAAATATTCTCCTAATTTGTGAATTGTTGCCATTTTCCTCATATTTCTTCCTCATTTTCTGTTGGCCTACCACCCTCGATTGGGTTAGCGGCACTACCTGCGATATTTGCAGGAATTCTTGGTGTATCAAATCCTTCCACTGCTTCAAGATTTAATTTCTCCCTTGCTTCGTTAGGTGTCATAATACCTGTATTGACCAAAGAAGCAAAATATGCTGCTTGATCTTTTAATTCTGGTTGTAGTGATGGAACATTTGTTACATCTTCTACAAGTCTAAAACCGAAAAATCTTTCAAAAGATTTCATTACTTTCTTTACTATTGGTAGTATTGTTTCTAAGTAATACATTCTTTGATTTGGTCTTATATTGGCATTATTACCGCTATCCATAAGAATAGGCGGAACTCCTAATGCTTCAAGAATAATTCTTTCGTTTGACTTAATTGCCTCTTGAAAGTCTAATTCTTTAAAATTAACTTCTGTCAAATTATCGACTTCAAGTCCACCATCTAAAAATAGTGGTCTTCTACCACCAGTGTTTGGATTGTATCTAGCAACCCAAGCCTGCAACATTCTTTCTTTAATTTTTTCAGAAAGAGTGTTAGGTGACTTTAGTACCAATCCTGGTACTGCTCCATTTTTGAAAAAGTTATCCTGAAAATTTCTCATATTTACAAGTAACTGCATTGTTCGATGTGCTGGTTTTAGTCTTGGCACACCTCTATAAATGGAGTGAAAACTGTTCTCTTTTATATGTATAATTTCGTTTACTGAGTAGTCAATAGAATTGTCAAAAGAATATCTGCTTACATAAGTATCTTCATCAGTTTCTATTGTTACTTTATCAGCAGGTAGATGATACATATGCATACCATCAAAATAAATAAAAATATTTCCATCAATAAGTAAATCTGTGATTAAATTTCTTTTAAATGTACTAATATCTTGAAATGGGTTTGGTTCTTTATTTAAAAGTAAATCTACACGTGTTTTTCTTACATTTTTAAATACAGGTGTCATTCCACCTATTTGATCTTGAACTAGAAAAGGAATATCAGAGCAATCATCAACAATCATATTTACTGCTCTGTTTACTACTTCTAACTGCTCGTATGCATTTTTATAGCTCGTGATATTCTCACGACTATCTACTGTAAGTCCTTCATTTCTAGAAATTACATATTGTGAAGGATTTAGTTTCTCTTCATCTGATTGAGTACGTCTACCCAATATAAAATCATACCATGCCATGTTTATCTCTTTGTATTTCTACCCATCTTTGCTGTTTTTCAGCAGTTATTAATTTTGGTCGTTTGCCATAGATTGAATGTAATCTTAAATGATGTTTATGGCAAAGTGTCACTGTTTTAGTGTATATTTGTTCTTTGTACTCATTTATAAATGATTCTCGTAAACTTAGTATGCTTTCTTCGTCATTAATTTCTAATTTGTTATCTGCTATCCATTTTTCAAGTAGTTCTGTAAGTCCGTAGTAATGATGAAAATCTAATTCATCAGTAGAACCACAAATGTAACAGGCAGCTTCTTTTTTATACGCGGATTTTGCTTTATCTCTTACGTATTTTACTAAGTCTCTCTTAAGTGTCATTTCTATTCTATGTTTCTAATTGTAACAGAAGTTGGAGATAAAGTCAAGCATTATTTTTTCTAGGTCTCATTAAAACGTAGTCATGCTAGTCTCAAATGAATATAGAGCATATCTGAGTGCGTCCGCCATGTGTGAGGCAGAATTGTGTTTTGGTTTTTCTTTAAGTAAGTTCGGATTTGGGTCCCATTGATACTGGTCTAATGCCATTAAAGATTCTACACATTTTGCATCGACTATTAATCGATCATTATCTACTATGCCGCCAACATGCCCAATGCCATCAAGAACTGACTTTTTAGCATTGAGAGTACTAATCTCATAGTTCTGAGCAAAGTCATATCTAGTTTGCTGAGCTGCTGAATCAATATAAATATAATCTATATCCCACTTATCAATAAGTTTTCGTATTTCTTCTGCATGTTGTTCAGTAGTTCTTTCACTATCTAAATATTCATCTAGTAAGTAGTATTTCTCCTCTTCCCAGCTATATCCAATAACACAGAACGCTGTTGGGTCTTTATACCCAACGTCCATTCCTGCAAATATATCCATTTTTCTTATTTCGAGTTCTGATAAGTCTTCAACACATTTTTCATGGTTAAATGCCCACACCTGACCTTCAAACACATTGAAGTCTGCCATGTACTCTTGATTAAATTCTGCTTCCGACATAGTCTTTTTTGCTTCTGCTATGTCACTTTCAGAAAGTCGTGGGTTTTCGTGATAGGTCGCACGAATAGATGCCCACTCTGGATATTCACTACTAAATCCTCGATGCCAAAACTCAGCAAACCAATTATTTCTACCACGAGGAGTAGATATAAAAAGTGCTTTTGAGTTTTCTTTATCAAGTGTTGGACGTAAAGCAACGTTGAAAGCATCTTTACCATCTACAAGAGCTGCTTCATCAAATATGATGAGATCATAAGATCGACCCACCACTGAGTCAACTTGGTTAACCGATCCCATACGAATTGTAGAATTATTTGAAAGTTCGATAACTTTATCTTTTGCATTATCTCTTATTACTTCTAGATCAAAATGTTTAATTAGTTGTCTTTGCAAATCAAATGAGATTTGTGATAGTGAATAGTTTGGTGACATCAATAATATATGGGAGTTTGGCACTAGAGATACCAACTGCCCAAGTATATTTGCGATGTAGGTTTTGCCTTGTCGTCTTGAGACAGCGGCACATACAAAACGATATTTAGGATTATTCAATCCATTTATAATACCAGTTTGTGAGGTGTTAGGTTCGATACCCAATAGGTCTAGATAACCTTCAATTGGGAGTTTGATAAATCGTGATTCATCAAATTCCATTAGTGAGTCGGATAATATATCCTTTCTTGAAATGTCTATCATTAGTGTATTGTTACGTTTTCAAATAGTTCAGTGTCAGGTTCGTTTAACATCTCTTTATCTTCACATATTCCATGCAAATATATGAAGCCTGCGCATAAATCCTGCAATTCTTGTTCTCTTTTATTAAGTTCTTCTTTTTTAGTTAAATGTTTTAATATTCTTTCACTTGTGTTTAAAAGTGTATCAATCCAAATATCTCTAGTATTCTTTTGATAATCCATTAACTTCTCCTTCTTTTAAGACCTCTAGTAAATTTTTGTGACTTAGGAGGCAATTTTTTAGAACCTCCTTTTCCTGCCCACAAAAATTTATTTGCCCAGTATGCTGGTGAAGATTTTCCTCTAGCAATGTTCTTAGCATGTCTTGCTTTAAAACTTCTTCTGGCTTCAGGACTATAATTATGTCCCATGCCTTGTGCACCAAAGCGGATTATCTTAACTTTTCCTCCAACTCTTGTTGCAACGATAGCTTTTTTAGTACGATGCTTTGGAGTCATCTTTGGTTTGTTTAAACGAGTTAATCCTGCTTTACGCAGTTTTGCTCTTTCCGCTTTTGATAGTGCCATTATCTTCTCCTACGACTCCTTTTTACAGGTCTAGGGTTTAGTGTTTTACCGTATCTAGGTCCAATAGCTTTTGCTCCAGTTGGTGCATATCTAGCTGCTTCGAATCCTACCATATTTTTTGTATTTACTGGAACTCCTGCAGCATTATTCATATCTCTAGTAACACCTCTTTTTAATTTATGTTTTCTTAATTTTGAAGTGTTATGAATACTTGGGCCTACTAAAAATCCGCCTTGTCTAGCCATTCTTTTTCCTCTTTATCGCTCTCACATATGCTTGGTGAGTGCTGCCTGGCATAAACACTTTGTCACGACCTCTGCCGTGTGAGTGTATGCCTTTCAATCCTAATGCTCTTGCTCTTTTTCTTGCTTGAGTCATTGTTCTATAAATGTCTTTATTTGCTCTAAAAGCTTTATGTTTTGCTTTACTAT